TTACAGAGAGGAACAGACTAATGGCAGACCCAAAATACCAAAACGATTGGACGACAAAATACGATCTGATCGAGCATGAGCTAATGGGCGTTATCTTCGAGCAGATCGACGCCGGGTACGATTTCAATGACGCCACAGTAACAAAGTTGCTGAACGGCAACCGCACCACGCCTGCAGAAATCATCAAGTTATGTAAGCAGCACGATTGCCTGCAGCGTTTTGCCCGCAAGGTAAGGGGGGGAGCTCATGACTAACGTAAAACAATTGAAAGAATTTACAATTCAGCGCTGTAAGGGTGAGGATGGGTTTTTTTACGTCGTGTCACATGCCTACGACGGTTATGGCAACCCCGGCGGTGGCCGCGTCATGGGTTGGTTTGCCACTGAGGAGGAAGCTATTGATTGGATTAACCGGGGAGCGTCTGTATGACACCCCGTAATCCCAAATCGACCACGGCACGCATTTACACCCGTGTCTCAACGCAAAAGCAGGGGCAAAGCGGCCTTGGCCTTGAGGCGCAGGAAGAGATCGGCA